GCTCATCGTCCCACTCCACCAGATTTTGTGGAGTCCGTGAGTAACTGAACTTGAGAGTCACTGGCCTATCGGGGTGTGGATACAACCGCCATCTGCCCGTGTTATCTTCTGTTATGTAGATAGGGGTGGACGGAGGAGTGGTGAGATTGTCATATTGCACAGAGAATATGTGCCACGGCACAAAGGTTAGTGGTCTAGTCGTTGACGGACTATCTGCCTCGTGGTCTATGATATGGAAACTGTTGTTATCAATCTCACTCGCCTCATGCACGTAGTCGTTGCTAGAGCTTTCCTCGGAGAATAGAAAGCTCTTCCAGCTATGCAGGTATGCAGTATTAGGTATAAACGTTATGGTAGGTATACTTGGGGAGGGTAAGGAGCCAAACTGAGCACTGTAGCCTGTCGGAGTGCCTGCATCATTGTATACTTCCCCTACGGTAAATCCCGTCCAAGTACTTGTATCCTTGTATACATATCCTACAGCAGAGCCAGCGGCCATGATTCCGTGGAAGTCTACACTGTTACTTCTAAAAGTAAATCCCGAAGTTCCTCTAGCAGCATCGTTAGTGTTCGGGTTCATTGAAGTTATCTGAGCGGAGACTGGCTCTAAATATTTAGGAAGCATTACACCATTGTATGTGGCTAAACTGCTGATCCCAATGTACACAAAATCTCCTACTTCTATCCCGTCCGCAAAAAACGTGGGGGCTGGGGTCATAGCTCCTACAGTATATTCATACATGACTCCTAGAGGATAGAAATAATCCCCCCCTGCCTTAAATGAGTACTCACTAGCAGGGGCGCTGCCGCTGGCATCTAGGTCAAGGTATCCAAAGTCTCTACCTCCTACGTCACTATACTGAGTGAAGGTAAGATCTTTATACGACGTGCCAATAGCCACGTCATTATATAGCAGCGCATCGTCTGTACCAAATATATCAATAGTAGCTGGAGGCACCGCAGTGGCTAAATCTGTCTCTGTGTAGAACATAAGGCCAGGCTGCAAGGTCACAATAGCCTGGTTGTTTAGAAACTCCCAGTCGAACGCTACCTGCTGAACTGTCTTCCAAGCACGAGCAACCCACGTCTTGAACCTGTTAAGCATTGGCTCTGTGTTAGTCGTGAAGTCGCTTCCGTCCTCCGCGTACAGAGCTAGGTCTGCTCCTGATTCATCAATAGCATTATTAACAAGTGAAACGTAGGTTGCCATGCTCTCTCCTTACATACTCTTCATAAATGCTGCTTGTCGCTGTTGCGCCATAACAGCATCACTGGGCCAATAGCCATGCTTCTCCGCGAACTCGCGCTTAGGCTTTAGCTTAGCTTCTCGTTGTACTTCTAGTCCCGGACGTGGGTCAGGGCCAGGCTTAGATTCAATGAGCGTGAACGGATAACTTTCGTTATCAACAAATCCCGTAATGCGGAAGTCGTTATCCATATTAGGCACCAGTTCCCTAGCTGCCCGTAGCACACCCACCACCTTGTTTGGTACGTCACATTCCACATTCTGCGGGATACCAAACTTCTTGTCATTAACTGACACGAAGATTGGGGCCTTGCCCCTAGACTGTGTTGGATGAACTTTGATGCGGGACCAGCCCGGCTTAAGCTCTCCAATAGCCGCAGGAGCGAAGTCAAATTTCTTGGCCTCTTCCTTGATTAGATTGCGGATATCGTCCGCTGAGTGTTCCCTTGTAATAGGGATTCCATAATTTTTCTTAGCCGTTGAGCGAAGCTCTTGTAGAGTCATCTCTTCTAGACGTAGGCTAAGTTCATTGAATTCTTGTTCTTGATTGTGTTCCATTATTTATCCTCCTCAAAGAGGAGGGGGAATTCCCCCTCCTCCAGATTGTTGATAACCTATTTAGCGGGCTATGTTACGGCGCATTACCGTTGTAGTCGTATGTCTGCGGCTGGCTGTAAGTAATTGAGCCGGACAGAGGATACGCACTATTGCTAACACCAGAGATTGTACGAGCCGGGTATGCGTACTGATACTTAACCCGCGCAGTGATATGCTTGTCCCCCGAAGTTACAGCAGTACCGGGGCTCGCGCTAAGTACCAGCACAAGATCTGAGACCACACTACTCACGGGGAACGGATTGATGTTGAATATATCACCAGTACCGCCTCCGGCAAACCTCTGGATATTCTTAGCTACGCCTGAGTTGATGTTTAGTACAGTAGCGGTAAAGATACTGTTATACCCAGTAACTGCCTCCACTGCTGTACTAGTTTTAGCTGTGGTGGAAGGGACAGTGCCCATAGCGCCTGCCACCGCCGCAGAGGCATTACTATCCAGCACACCTACAGTAAGATCCACGGATAGGATGTCTACGTTCTCCCCTACCTTACAGAAGTAAAACAGGTCATTATCTGCTACGCCTTTACCGTCTGGTACGGTGATAGTAAAGGTAGCTTCCGCAGGCTCCACCTGACTATCCGGACGAAGCCGGATGTTCTTTAGGTAGCCGTCACTTTTAAAAATTGCCATTTATGTTAGTCTCCTAGATTAAGAAAGGGCAGTAGCGGCTACTTCTAGACGCGCCATCCAAAGCTCATTCAAGCGAACAGCTTGATACCAAATCTTCCAGGCCACGAATGGGCGCTGGCCAAGAGGATCGGAAGAGCTGGCACCAATCTTGGCGTTGTTAACCACCATATTGATGCCATTAACACCTTGTAGAGGCACGGTGCCATACGCATTCTTACCGACCAGGATGCAAGAATACACGTCTGCATTACTGCCACTGGTAGAGCGCATGGTCGTAGTAGTGCCACCGCCGTCCGCAAGAGGAGCAAGCTGCGGAGATAGCAAGATGCGTACCTCGTTTAGCTTACCAATCTCGGCGTCGGGGTCGAGTAGCTTACCACTACCGTAGTTTTCAACCGGCACGAAACCATCACACTGGCGGAAGTCGTGCTCCAAGTCTACGTGTGCGAACAGCACATAGCTAGGATTGACATTCTCAGTGTTGAAGTTGGTGCTTGAGCTAATCTTGGTGGTGATCTTTTCCGCCAAGTTACGCTTCAGCTGAGTGACAGCGGCCTGCACAAGAGCAGCATCCACTGGAGTGTTTACTGCCGAGGTGGCAGTACCGTTGGCGTAGAACACCTGAGTACCACCCTTAAGAACACCCCACAAAATCATTTCCTTGGTGTTAGCTACTTGGTCCGAAAGGACAGTCATAGCATCATCAAGAACACGATCCTCATGTAGGTCCATGATCTTATCAGTTAGCTCAATCCAGCCCCCAAACTGAGCGATCACAGTGGTTAAATCTTCATACACTAGCTGGTTAGGGGCAGGAGTTACGCCCTCTACTAGCTGCGCGGTGTTCACGGGTAGCGGACGCAGACGACGCCACTTAATCACTTCACCCTTGTTCTTCGGGAGGGGCTCCACGCGACCAAACTTGTCGAGGACAAGCTTCGGCTCTAGGCGCTCCAATAGTTTACTTACGGCATGAATACCAACCCGTGGGCTAATATCACCAAAAGTTACAAAATCAGGCATTTAAGATTCTCCATATTTATCGTTGATTGTTTCGTTTCTTTAGCAAGCTAAGAAGCATATCATCTGCCTGTTCTACAGTGAGAGGACCATTACTCTCCACACTCACATTAGGTGTTACAGGCTTACCAGATACGGGGGCCTGTGATAAGCGCCGCTCCCTGTTGTCTGAGATAGCTTTAGCTTTTTGCGGATCAATTACCGGCTGACTCTCCGTGGGTGCGTCTGGCGTGATGCGCCCAGAATTAATCATATCAATAGCAAACTGATTAAACACAGCAACATAGTCGCGGTGATCCTCCGATTCCATCACCATCTTCTTCATGATGGGGGACGCCTCGTTATCAAGCCATCCCTGAAACATCGGCTGCTGAATGATATTAAATGCGTCTGGGACAACCTGTTCCAGCTTAGCACGCTCTCTTTGTACCAGTTCTTCCCTTCCTGCCTGCCTGTAAGATTCCTGCACGGCTACAAGGGGATCAATGGTAGTACGTCGTAGTTCCTGTATTTCAGCCTTGACCCGAGCCTCTAGCTGGCCTTCAATAGCTTTGGCCAGTACAGGGTCGTGCTCAATTAGTTGCTGCCACTCTTCAGGAGTAGTGGGTGCGGCAGTCTGTTGCTGCGGCGTGTTCTGGGCGCTAAGCTGCATTAGCTTAGCCTTTAGATCTTCTGCTTGTTTCTGAAAAGCTCTAACCCTGCCGTCATCGGAGCGAATACGCTGCTCTGCTTTAGCCAGCAGTTCTAGCTTCTCACTAACCTTGCCTCTAACATCTTCTGACAAACCGGAAAGCCAGTCATCTGAATTAGCTGGAGGCTGCGTCTCCCGCACTTCCTCTGCTGGCTCTACTGTCTCTTTTGTATCGGGGGCGGTAGCCTCTACATCTTCAACATTCTCTTCAATGGGAGCATCCTCTTTTGTAGGGGCTCCCTTTGAAAGTGTCTCTAGTAGTAGCTTATCAGCATCCTCAACTGTAAAGTTCTCGTCGCTCATTGGTTCCTCTTTGTGTTAGCGGCAAGTGTAATAACTTGCGGCAGTTTAAGTAGTTCTTTGATAATGTTAATCTTGGCCTTCAGCACTAGATCAATCTCTCTCTCATTGTCAAGATTTTGTAGGGCAATAGAAGCATTATCTAATTGGCGTTTAAGCGCATCTTCTAAAAGTTTCCACGCCTCACTCTGGGATAGGTCGGACATTAGTTCCTCCCGCCTTATTCATTGCCTGACGTTCCTTACTAGCTGCCTCCATCCCTGCTAGGAATAGCTGGGTCTGGCGCTGCATTTCCTCACTATCAGCCTTGGCCAAAATCTGCATACGGGCCTGCTCATCCTTAGAAGCCACAGCAGCCATCGCAGACTCATAATCATACTGAGCCTTAATGACCTGCGCCCTAGCTTCGGCCATACGAGTTTGGTTGGTGTTAAACTGAACCTCAGCCTGTATGTCCGCTAGTCTCTCTTCTTGAGCAGCCTTAACTTGCGCTATCTCTCTCTCTAATTGTAGACGTTCCTTATCCAGCTCAAGACGCATCCTATCTGTCTCAGCCTTCATTAGATTGGGATCGGGCGGAGGGGGCTGGGCATTAGCACGCTCCTGCTCCACCTGTTCTGGACTCTTAAGAATACTGGAGTAAGGAAGCCTCATTCCCATTAAAGTCACTTGGGTGAGTTCGTCCATATTAACCCACTCACCTACTGGACTGCCCTGAGCAATCTCCTGACGTAGAGCCTGAAGCTTCTGCATATCCTGAGTGTTACGGAGATAAGACGTAGACGTACGAACATCTATTTCGTACGATCCCTTAATCTCCTCCTTAGGATTGAATTGCATCTCCCAGTCATACATGGCGGTGATAAGAGGTTCTGTGATATCATCATCCCATTCCTCGCTCTTATAAAAGAGTGGAGATGTGGCATTCTGATTCATCAGAGCCATTCCAGTGGCGCTGTCTCCTGCTCCTGTGGGTAGTCCTAATCCCGATAGAAGGAGAGGAATACTGCTCTCTTCATCCGCCAGCTGCTTGGCCAGCCCGAACAAACTAGACAGCCCTTCATACGCATTAGGTGGCGTAAAGAAGGTGATTGCCTTAGATAGGTCGGCTCCGTACTCTGTGCTATACCACACCTTGAATGGGGTACACTCCAGACCGCCGTCCGCAGGTGTGATGAGCGTAGTGTCTACAATAACCTGGGGGCCAGCAGAAATACCTGCATTATCCAGCATCATCTTGTAGGTTTCATTAACCACACGTTGGCCGTCTCTTGCCAGCATCGGGATACCAAAGCCAAATATGCTTGCTGGATCGGGTTCCCATACGGATACACAGTAAGGAACTTCCTCACATCCCTCTAGGTTGGACAATTCCACCTTAATCACAGTGCCGTTAACTGCCCACACCTCTGCAAATCTTTCATAATCATTGGGGCTATCGCAGCCGCAAGCATCTAACATCTTTTTAGTAAGAGGGCCATGATATTCAATAAGAGTATAGCGATTTTTGCTAGTATTCCCACCCTCTGTGAGGAAAGCAGGGTCATTGAACGGGCTATTACTGTACTCTTTAGGTTCGTCTTGTAATACTTTCTGCAACTGGTCCTGCATAAAGTCAGGGCGTTGTAGTAGTTCCTTCATCTCTGTACGAGACTTAAGGTGTACCTCTATGCTGTCCTCACATTTACGAATATCTGTAACAGAATCATCGGGAAAGAAGTACCAGGGGTTTACTCTTCGTACTTCCGGCACACGTTCCGTGCTAAACACTGGAACTCTCAGTACTTTTCCGTCCTCAAGCTGCGTTTTAGCGTAAGTCTTCTTGAGCTTGCTGGAATTGAGCGGCTTTTTCATAATGCCGGTACCGAGCACCACTCTATCTTTCATAGCTACACGAGCTTCTTGTGGGTAACGCGAACAGTTCAGGTGGTACTGAATCTCTGCTGACATGAGATTGGCCTTATGAGAACCGATCTCCTCTGGCCTCACCTCCCTCCCAGCCGCCTGAGAAGCTTGCTGTACTTCTTCGTACGAGGCTTCTGGTACTGACGGAGGATTGATGTCCCAATTCTTGTCTCCAGCAGCGAATTGGTAGGCAATAGTTTGAGAAGCAGCGGCATCACACTTCACTCGTATGATATTTACCTCTGGCTTCCGATTATCCACATAATTATCTATGGTTTTGAAGGGATCTTTCTCTGTAGGCGTAAGTGCTCTGTTGGACAAGGAGCCTAAGTATAGTCTCTGAGCCTCTAGCCACTGGGCCTCCTTCATCTTTCTCCTGCCCATGCGATCACTGAGCTTACCATCGATGTCATTGCCCAGTGATTCCAGTAGACGTAGGCGCTCTTGCTCTAATTTTAGAGCCTCCTCCTCTGCCATCATCACCATTTCTTGCACTGCCTCTACAAGTTCTTCAGGAGATATGCCTGGAGGTAGCTGTTGTTCTGCATTTTCAGACATTATATCTTCGTCCTTTCTGTTTATAGGCCATAGTGCTTGTATGAGAAGGCTTAGCTGCTGCCAAATGTATGCTATTTACCATATATCTTAGGGCGTCCATGCAGTGGTCGTTCTCTTTTACAATCTTACCTTTGTTGTCTCTTCGGTAGATTAGATACTCATTCTGCAAATTACGGGTAGTGGAAGAAAAGAACTTAAGTTTGCCCGTCTCCAGCCTACTCCACACTTTCTGAATACCATCTTCTATACTATTATCCGCCAATCTTAGGCGTAGCCCTAGTGATCTATACTCTCTTACTAGCTTAGATCCATCGAATTGATTTGACTGAGCTGATGCTGGGTCAATTACTCCGGGCATCCAGTCGGATGCCACACGCTTAATTGCGGCGGCATTTATCTCTGGCACTTTCTTCTCCCCCACATACTCTCCGTAAACATACAAAATGTCTGTGTTAGGATCATGTGCGCCGAATGCAGCTGCTGTGTATCTCCAGCCTACATCCATACCATACAAGTGCTTGTAGTATTTTGGTATTTCAAAGGGTTCACACAAAATATCATCCAGGGGGATAGGATAGATAGCTCCGCTGCCTATGGTAGGCACGCCCCTACTAACGGTTGCTCTTAGATGAGGAGGAGTGGAGGCCAGGATTTCTGCCTTTGTTTGGTCGTCCAGCCATGGAACATCATCCCATCCTATGGTGATGGTGGCCCTGGAGGGCTTTAGGTCAGTCATCCTTGTTGCCCTCCTCGGCTTTCATCAAGGCCATAGCCAGCTTAAGATTGGGCAAGCCCTCACTACCAGCTAGCATATCTGATGTAGACAGCAAATCTGCTATAAGTCTGGTGAGTCCTTCTTTCGGGGTTATGGTGTGGATGATACGTCCTTGCTGCTCTTCCTTCTCAAAAGCTGTACGAATCACCACTTCGTTGTAAATAAGTTCTGGGCACGGCTCATCTAAATGCGCCCAGTGCCTCTTAACACCGAAGAAGCTAGCTGTGTCCTGCTTATAAGCCTTGAATCCAATCTCGCTCCACCTGCCTGAGGTGTGCTTAATCTTCACAAAGTCAACCGCACCAGCAACAGCACTCATATTCACACGTCCTATGCAGGATCGTGGAATCATTCCTGTACCGAAATTGCCCTTCTCTCCTAGCAGTACTTTCTGTAAGGTGTCTCGCGTAGTTTGGGCAGTCATGCCCATGCTCCAAGCGTCTATGGGACCGTCGAAGTAGCATCCCTCCCACCAGTCTGGATACAGCCCAGTAACTAGAACGGCAGTTATGTAACAGCCTAGATTCGTCTTTCCGCTTCTGTTCCCTCCCAGTACTAAAGTTTCTCTGTAGTCTCGTGTGGCTTTAATAGCCGCCGCATGTTTAGGTAGTTTTTCAATACCGTAGGCTGATCCCGGTATAAACCATTTTTCCAAACCTGCCGTCCTATCATATTCTTCGAGCTTATCCACAACTTGGATAAGCTCCCTTAGTTCGTCTGGGTCAATATCCCCACTCTCAAGAAGCTTCTTAGCTTGCTCTAAAAGTTGTGCTGGGTCCAAAACTGTTCTCCTGTGCGGCTTCTCCTGCGGAGTAGCGGCTAATACGTTTGAGTCGACTGTTCAAATCTTTGAGCAACGACTTGGGATCTTCTTGTTCTTTTTCTTCGACAGTGAGATTGCTGGACTTCTTCCATCCGAAGCGGTGGTCCATGTTAAGAGCCCAGAAGCTGTATTCTCCTGATCCCTTGTTAGAGGCGCACTTGCGCCCCAGCTTTAGCCACCAAGCCTCAGACGCCACCCTGCCATACTCGATTAGATTGGCAAAGTCTTTGTCTGTCTTTAGCTTCTTCTCAAAGTCTTTGGGGAGGATACGCAGAAGCTTCATCACTTCCTTGTCACTACCTCCCTCCTCGTAAAGCTGCATCATAGTTTCTAGCATACTTCTACCGTCCGCTAGCTGTTGACGCTCTTTATTGGATGGTCGGCCTGCTTTCCGTCGAGGCTTCTCCGTCAGTGTTTCGAGGGTAAAATCCTGTAGTATTTGAGACATAATTTCCTTGGCCGTCCGGGATTAAAATTCTTTCTAGCTCTGCTGGGTCACTGAGTAATTTGGCAACTGGGTGTACATTTTCAATAACCCCGTCCACCATATCTAGGCCAGCTAGCATAGGGCTAACCACACCTGTATCACTGTCCATGCCCATAACCAGTGCCACCTGCCCCTCTGCGAATGCCGTGTACAGGGCCTGAATAATGGCCGGTAGTGCGGGATTCTGCTCGTTGGTGAGAATGACAATAGGAGCTTTGTTCTTCTTTGATTTCTTAGCCATGTGTTTCCTTGTAGCGGCTCTTATCGAGCGGCGTATTCGTTGTGCATCATCCTATAGGCTAGCCTATCAGCACGTCCCTTTACTTGGCGTGCCCACTTGCTTAGTAGCATATTGGTGGCTGCTCTAGCGTAATTGCGTTCGTTAATAAATCGTAATGTGTTCTTGAATCCTGAGAGCCTATCTCTTCCTAAGTTGAATGCCATATTAACCATGACACCCTTTCTAGGGCCAGACATATTTTCCCAGTCTAGGCACAGGGATTTAGCATCTTCAAGAGCTTCAAGCATATCGACCTTAAGTAGGCTAATAGCTTCTTTCCTAGAGATTTTATCACCTTCCTTCACTCCTCCAGTGTGCCCTACCCCTATAGTGAGTACGCCCTCAGTATCCCTGTAGGCGCGCAATTTTAGTCCCTCATCTAGCAGGATTTCTTCTGCTTCCCTTTCTTGCCAGTCCACTGTCCTCTTCCTCCTCTGTCCCTCTGGATAGAGCTTGTGTACGTTTGTTCATAACATCCTGTAGTACGTTAGCTCCGTTATAGAAGAACAGGATGGAAGGCACAATCACCTCAAGCTGTGTTACATCCCTCCCTATGTAGAGAAGGAAGAACACAGCTATGAGGCTCCCTATTGTTAGAAGGGTTTTGGTGGATAGTAACCGTTTCTTTAGAGAAACGTAATTAGCCACCGAACTGGCCATCGTCGTAGAACACTCCTACTGCTTGTGTTGTTATAGGCTTCGAAACATAGTATGTACCAGAACTGTTTAGTTTGTACATGGGCCTGATATTTGTCAGAGTTACCATCCTTCCACGATCATCCAGAAGAGGTACCCAATTACTTGGTGTGTGTATATATATGATTGCTCCAACTCTTTCGGTTATGTGTCCATCAGCTAATAGCCCCACAGTAATAGTCTGGCTAGCCGTAACATCTATGTCTGAACTAGCATCGTCTTCCGTGGTAGAACTAAGGATAGTAACTGCCGCCATAATACCTCCTTAGCCTACGCGAATAAGCTTTAGATGACTACCTGCATACAGGGTAGAAGTGCCAGAAGCGGCCGTCTGTGCAAACTGTAGAGTCATGACACCATCAGCATCTGGGATGTAGAAGCCCGTAACATCTACTGCTAGAATAGGGCTAGCGCCTGCTGCGTTCATAATCACCCCACCAGATGTAGCCTGCTGCGTCACTATAGTGGAAGCTAGGCTAGCCGTGCCAGTGATAGTGACTGTAGGGGACGTCTGACCAGACACAGCAAGCTGTGCCTTAACACCGCCAGTGGTATTACCTAGAGTGAGCAGCTTGCCGTCGATTCGGTACTTAGCTCCCTTCTTAACATTAAACGTAATATCTGGAACTGTTGCATACGTAGTGGTAGTGGCAGATACATTCGATAGGAGTGTCTTACCTACTGTACGTCTAAAAATCTTCCCTAGGTTAATCTTCTCCTGTGAGGAAAAGATGGAGGAAAGATTGAGACTATCTAGAAAATCATTAGGACCCATTGGACGTGCCATTATTTGTTTCTCCTGTTATTAGGGGGCTTTATTACCCTATATGTCTATTTACGTCTGTAAAGCGATTTTAGCCTCTTCTTAGGGGGAGTGGCTACACCCCTAGCTACCCCCCATAGGGGACTCTCTTAAAAGCTCTTACGGGAGCTTCTAGAGGCACTCGGTTAGCTGTTAATAAAGTCTCGTATGCTTGTGCCCTGGGGGCGGGAGTTCCCTACACGCTTGCTACTGGATTGCCCTGAGTCTATATACTGACCTAGAGACATTCCCTGTGCGTGTGCCTCTGCCCTGTCGTTGTTTATTTCATGGAAGGGCATTCCTTGTCTCCCGAAGCCTCCTCCGCTGCGGCCCAGGCCTGCTCCTAGCATAGATTCTATACCAGACAGGCTAGCTTGCCCTACTCCCATACCTATGGTTCCTCTGGCCCCCGAGGCTGTGTCCCCCGAGTAGCCGAAGCTGGGTCCTCTGGAATTACTAACCCCCCACATGGGAGAATTAGCCACTTGCGGCGAGGAGCCTGCTGCTACGCCAGAATAGTTTGAGCCACTAATAGCTTGGTTGTAGATGTCTTCACCAGAAGGCTGGGAGCTATTTCCCCCCTGATAAGGGAATGCCCCCGTCCCGCTGCCGAAGCCTTGGTAGCCAGGAGAGTTGTATCCTCCCAAATTAACGTCCCACATTCCGGGGCGCTGAACAAGGGGGCCTAGCTGTGGGCCTGTGTATTGACCAGAGTTCCCTCTGAATAGCCCACTAGCCCAGTTGTTTATAGCCTGTATAGGATGAAAGTCATTTGCCCACTGGCCAAATCTTGTGTCTCCGGCATTCTGCCCTAGCTCTCCTAGAATAGCATTCATAAACGGGACACCAGAGGCAGCACCTGCATATGATCCTGCTCTATCTGTATTCGTGCGAGGACCTGCGTACCCTGTCCGTCCTCCCGGCACTATCCTCTGTCCTATATCAACTATCCTACCCCATAAGCCGGGCTGGTCACTCTGCATTGGCATCAACATTCTCCTGCTTATTTTATTCTGGGTAATAGAGGTCTAATGACTAGAGGGAGAGAGGCTCCTTGATATATATCATATAAAGCTTTTATATAAGAGCTTTTATATATAATATATAATATAAATATATATGCTCTTATACGGCTTCTAAAGAAGCCTGTTTAAAATACTAAACATAGAGCTTAGTCGCTCTAGCTGTTCGGCTTCTAAACACTGAAAGCTAAATACTAACATAACAAGATCTATCCCTTTCGAGAAGCTACGAGTAGCTCCTCCTGTTCTCCTAGCATAGTCAATGTGCAGCTAGAAGCAACAGCATAAATGTCCTAAACCAATAACACAGTCGTGCTCTTCCTGAGCAAGCTATTGGTATTACCCTTTATTCTCTCATCCACTAGGATGTATTGCGTTACAGCCATCTCTGGCTGATTCCCGAATAACGCCTTCATTGGCGTGCTCTTCGTATCAAGGCGTGCGTTACAGCACGTTAGCCTCAAAGAGATTTATCAACAGGTGCCTTTTACCTGTCAATCCCCTCCCTCACTACAGGACGGGTAGGACATTCGTTGAATATCCGTTAGGACATTCGTACAGCAGAATAGAGCCGTAGCTCCATCCTACATTCCTACTATACCACACCTTTAGAGATTTGTCAAGCTTTTTTTTTCAATCATTTTGAAAATATTTTCATTCGTTCAGGATTTGTTCAGCTAAGAGCTCCCCGTCCGCCAGCACCTTAGCCCCCACAACAACGTATAAGTTGCTGAGAACATAAGGCTTCTTGGTGTCCCATCTCCTTATCTGTGGCCTTACAGGCTCCTTCTCCAACATCCCATTCCCTCCCCTCATACGCCAAGCTGGCTTTGTGCTGCCGTCCCCCAGGGTGATGTTTCCTGCCTTCTTCCATAGCAGCCGCCACTCATCAAAGCTCAGTATCTCGTTATACCACTGGGGGTGCTGACTCCTTAGGCTACTCCTCCACTGATTGTACCTACCCTTGAAAGTGGTTTTGTCTCTAATCCACTTAATACGCGATTTAAGGAGCTTCTCTGGGTTGGCCCTGTCCTCCCTCTTCTTTTCCCTCCGACGCTTCTCTCGCGTCTTGTGGTGCGTTCTAGGGGCATTTGATTTGAAGCCTGCTGTGTGCAGGAAAAACCCCCTCCCCTCCAAGGCCTTTATCTGCTTGAGGATAGAATCCTCAGTAATTGATGAGATTGTTTGTATTTTCATGGTCCTACCCTACCATATCTTGGGGTATTTGTCAAGCTTTATTTAACACTTAAAGCAATTATATTAAACACTTATGCTCTGTGTACTCTTAAGCTGTTGTTTTTATTATAAAAAATAATACCCCGAAAATGGAAAATGCGTTTCTAAC